ACACCATCATGGGGAGTGGCTGACATTTGGGAGTCTCTCCTAGTTCTCGACCCACATCACGGAATACGTTTGCGTCACGCTGTAGACCGGCGGCATCTCGCCGCCCGCCAACTGCACGAACCCGTCGGCCTCGTTCTCGAGGCTGACGTTCTTCACTACGGTCGATTCTGCCTCGCCGGTGCCGAAGCCATCCAGCACCCGGCGGCACTTATCAGCCAAGTCTCTTACTGACTCGTAGGTCGTCGCGTAGCAGTCCACCGTGAGCAGCACCGTCGGCGTGCCCATCGGCCCGGCGAGGGTGTGTTCCCGCTGGACGCCAGACCGCCGCCAGGTAATGAACGGCAGATCGGCCGTCGCCGGGGCGATGACCGGATACACCCTGGTGCCCACCAGGGCCGCCACGGCGGCGTCTGCGACCAGGGCAGACCGGCAGACCTGTTCGGGGCTCTTGAGCGGCATGAGGCACTATGCCACGCCCGGCGGGGTGGCTTGCAGGCTAGCCGGGGCCGAGGGTGTCGGTGCCGGTGATCGAGCCCGAGTCGCGGACCCGCAGAGCCGCCCACGCCTCGCCCAGCGACAGGGAGAGTTCCCGCTGGAGGTACTCGGCAACGCGAGCCTGCGTGTCGTTGAAGGCGGTCAGGACGGGCGGGCGACCGGCCGAACCGCCGACCGGCATGGCCGGGATGACGATGGGCGTTTTCGACTTCTTGAAAAACGCTCGCGGATACGCCGGCTCGGTCTGGACGCGATGCCCAGGCCCACCGCGCGGCGGCCTCGGAGTCGGCACCATGTCGAAGTCGCCCAGCCGGTTGAAGCTCGACGCGATGTAAGCGTTCTGTCCGCTCACCCAATGCACGACGCCCTTGCCGCGGACCGTCTCCTGCCGGCCGTTTCGCACGCGAGTGAACGGCTTCGTGGGTGACGTTCGCTGGTACGGCGTGTTCGAGAACTTGCCGACCCGGCGCACCTGGGTGCCGAACTCCAGCCACCACTGGTGGAAGCCTCGATCCGGCCCGGCCCGCACCGAGCCGCCGGCCGCGCTCGCGCTGGCTCCTGCCCCGGCTCGCTGGTAGCCGACGATGCCGACCGCCACGCCGGTGTTGCGGTACTTCACGACCTTCTGCGCCACGGCCCGCTTGAGGTTCCCCGTCGGGCCGACCGGCGTCACCTCGCGGAGCCGCTGGTACATCGGATAGATCGCCTTCTCAATGGCGTCGCCCAGCACGTCCGCGGCGTCGGCCTTCGGAAAAAAAGCCTTGATGTTGTCGCGGAGCGACCGCAGTTCGTCGGTGTTGATGCTCAACTGGATGCCGGCGACAGCCATGGCTAGATCGTCTCCTGGCAGAGCAGCTCGTGCTCGCTGCGGTTGGCGTGCTCGAGGAGCGACACGATCTCCAGCGTGCGGCCACGCCACACGATCCGCATCCGCTGCGTCAGGCCGGTCAAGAATCGCATCCGCACGCGGTGCGAGATCTCGGTCTGCTGCTGCCCGGCCAGCAGGAACTCGCGGGCCGTCACGCCCTGCACGCTGGCCCACACTTCCGCAAACGTCTCGTCGTAGACCGGCACCATCTCGCCCATCGCGTTTTTCGTTTCGCGGTAGGCCAGCACGGTGATCCGCTCGCGGAGGTCGCCGGCCTTCATCAAGTGATGCTCCCCTCGCCGACGATGACGATTTTGTAGGGAGCCCCAGCGGTCGAGGCGATGAACAGACTAGAAGCCGTCGTTCCCGCCGCGGTCGGGTTCGTGGCGAGCAGGATGCCGCCCGGAGGGACGCTGCCCGAATACGCTCCCGTCACAGTCAGCGTGTGCGTCGTGCCTGTGTTCTCAATGTAGAGCACCTTCGCGGCCGTGAACGAAATCGTCACGCTCGCGCCGTCGCGGGTGTCGGCGAGTGCCGACAGCTGCAGCGTGTCGGTGCCGCCCGACGTGCGCGAGTCGCTGTAGATCAGTTCGGCCTGGTTGGCCCCGGTGCCGTCGCCCAAGGCCAGGAAATGCTCGGCCTTCGTCACGCGGGTGTTGCGGGCGATGTCGGCGGTGTCGGTTTCGATGCCGACGATGCGGCAGAGGATCTCGGCCGAGAGGCTCATGTGTAGCTCCCCCACGACACGGTATCGAGCAGCCGCTTCGCAGCGTCGGGCATCGCGCCGTCGCCACGCTTCTCGTAGAGTTCGTGGACGCACATGAGGATCGCCGACTTCACCCGCTGCGGCACGGTCGTCGGATCGCCGTAGCCGGCCCACCACGAGACGGTGACTGAGTTCTGGTCGATCAAGTGGCTCGGCCAAGAGCCAGCGTAGAGCGTGCGGATCGCCCCCGGCGTCGAGTCGCGGTCAATCCGGTACTCAGAAGTGGCGAGCGTCGCCGTGCCGCCAGCCTCGCCCGTGACGTAGGTGATCGTGACCGCCGTGGCCGTGCCCGAAGCGACCATCGGCGGGCGGGGCAGTTCGATCTCGGCCGGGAAGGCGTCGAGCTTCATCACGAGTTGCTGCGTGACGAGAGCCCGGTCGATGTAGTCCTCGACCCACTCTCTCGCCGTCGTGATGTAGCCCTGGATCAGAGCGTCCTCAGTGGACGCATCGACGCGGCAGTGGGCCTTGGCGTCCGCGAGCGACACGGGCTCCACGACCGGGCCGGTCGTTCGCTTGAGGCTGCGGTAGCGTCTCATTGCCTGCGTCGCTTTCTCGGTGTCACGTCGGCCGACTCGGCCACCGGCTCCACGCTCGCCGTCTCGATCAGAGACTTCTGGTCGTCACGAACCTCGGTGGCGTATTCCCACGCGATCAGACTCTGCGCCAAGATGGCGTCTACCTCGATGACCTCGCCGGGCCGGTAGGCTCCGTGCGGCTTCGCCATTCGTATTTTCATTCTTCCCCCACACTCCATGCAGCCTTCGGCGGCCTCCGCGTCTCCTGCCATTCGTTGCAGTATTGGAAAACCGGCTGGCCGAGTTCCTGGCTGGGCCAGGTGATGACGTACTCGCCGTGCCCGATACAGACGCGGGGCGTGATGTAGAGCCGATTGCCGCACGCCTTGAACTGCTTCCAGAACGAGATGTCGGAGTCGACCCGCCCCTCGCCCCAGCCGCCTTGCGGATCGGGCTTCTCGTGGAACCACGGCTTTGCCATCCGCCGCAGGGCAGCGGTCGAGATGATGGTGCAGCCGAAATGCGCGGTGTCCACCTGTTGAACCGGGGCACCGAACCACTCGCGGGGCACCTGGGTCACGCCACCTTCGGGCGGATTGTCGAGCGTGTCGAGCAGCGTGAGCATCGGTCTGCCGTCCTCCCTCTTCGTCTGGAGCGGAGCCAAGGCGTCACATTGAAACGTCATCGCCAAGGCGAACAGATGTTCGATGTTCTCCTTCGACACGAAGCTGTCCATGTCGAGCGTGATGATGTATTCCGTGGTCGGCTCGAACTTCTCCAGCATCCGGGTCAGCACCTGGCTCCAGAACGCACCCTGGCCGAGCGTCGGGCGAATGTGCAGCGGCATCATCGCCTCGATGAAGCCGAACACGTTGATGAGCGGCCCGAAGCGTGGCCCGCTCAGGATCGCCTCGCACCGCACCTCGACCGACGATCCGCCGACTTGCACGAGCATGGATTTGCACCTGTGGGAAAACAGAAACGGCGGGGAGGCACGATTGCCTTCCCCGCCGTCTACTGTGCTCGTCGCGTCAAGCGGATCAGCCGACCGCCTGGGAGCTCACGCCCTTGTCGGACGCTGACACCGGGCCAGCCTCGCCCTTGCTCAGACGGCAGGTCGTGACGACGCCGCACGTCGAAGCCGGGGTGGCGTAGACGGTGAGATACCGCTTCTTGCCCTTGAGGTCGATGTCGAACCGATGGGCGTAGCCGACACCAGCGGTAGCCGTCACGCCGGCAGCGACCGTGAAGTCCGTGCCAGAGACGAACCCGCTGATGTTGGCCTGGCCCGACCCGCTCACGTCGCTCTGGGCAACCCGCAGCACCGTGGCAGCGGTCGTGGGGCCGCTGGCCGAGGTGAAGGGGGAGAACAGAACGTCGATCGACGCGTGGTTGAAGTTCAGCGTGTCGATCTCGAGCGAATGGGTCGCGTTCAGGGCCACCGAGGTCTCGGCCTTGCTGACGGACTTGCTAGCAGCAACGTGGTTCATGGATCAAGAAACTCCTAGGAAGGTGTCAGGTATCAGCCGAACTTGAGGGCCACGACCGGGCCGGCCTTGGTGGTCGAACCGAGGTCATGCACGACCATCGCGTTGCGGGTCGTCGCGAAGGTGAGCGTCTGGTCGAGCTCGATGTACCGCTCGCTCGCGGTGCGGATCGAGATGGCCCGACGCTCGCCGAACGTGGCCGCCTGCGACAGGTCGCCGAAGAGGCAAGCCACGCCGGCGGTGGTGCCCGTCAAGCGGGACTCCATCGAGTGAACCAGCCGCACCGGGTAGCCGAGGAACCGCTCGCCGAACCCGGTCGCCACGTCGCTCGTGCTGTTCCCGCCAGGGCCGCTCGACCCGCCGGGCAGCATCGCGAGACGCAGCATCGCCGAGCCCCAGCCGGCCGGGCTGATGTAGAAGGCAGCGTTCCGGCGGGCGTAGAGCGGGAGCCGAGCGACCATGTCGGTGAAGTTCCCCATGGTCAGGGCACCGAAGGTCTGGTTGCTCGTCGCCGTCACGACCGACGCGGAGAAGGGCGACTTCACGATCTTCGTCGCGATGCCCTCGACACCGTGGTAGGCCGAGGTGCCGTCGCCGATGAAGCCCGCGTTGTCGAAGGCTTCGGCGTAAGCCTGGGCCACCTCGACCGCCATGGCGTCGGCCAGGTCGATGATCGAGTCTTCGAGCAGCGAGTTCGGAACGCGGTTCGCCACGCCCCAAATCTTCGCCGACAGTTCGATGTTGTCGAACGTCACGTCGCTGGCCGTCACCTCGACGTTCTCGCCGACCGGGCGAGCGGCAAGGCCACCCGTCCGACGGGCGATCACGAGCGTGTCGCTGTTCATGTTCACCCGGCGGGCGTACTGCGGGAACGCGCCGTACTCCTCGACCAGGCGGATGATCTCGTTGCTCATCTCGGGGGAGACGAGCACGCCGCCGAGCGAGTTGACACCGCCGGCCTGGACGCGGCTCTCGACGCCGTGATCCTTGCACCACCGCCGGGCTTCGGCATCGCCGAACACATGGCCCTTGATGTGCATTCCAGCACGGTACGCCGTCTCGGCATCCTTGAACGCACGCAGATTGTTGTGCGACTTCGGCACGGCGTACTCTCGCTTCTCCACGGCAGTCTCCTTGACCTCGGGGGTGTCGATGGCCTTGGCGGGAGCGGAACGCTCCAGCACGGCCCGCAGTTCGGTGTTCTTCGCGGCGACCCGCTGCAGGAACTCGATCCGCTCGCGGAGCTTGTCGGCACGCTGCTCGAGCGAGCGGAGCGACGCCTCCTGCTCCTCGGTCATGGGCTCGGCGGCGGCATCGCCCTCGGGGGCGTCCTCGCTCATCGTCTCCATCTCGGCGACGACAGCGGCGAGCTCGTCCAGCAGAGCCTTGATCTTGTCCACGGCGGAATCTCCTAGTGCGATTCGTGGCGACGCGGACGCATCGCCTACGGTCGAAACTAGGGTTCGCGGGGGGCACCCATGCAGATGCACGAGCGCGGGCAGTAAAGAACTCAGCCCGCCTTGACGCGGCGAATCTCAGCCGCTGGCAAGATGTGTTTGTCGGTGTTGCCGCACCGGCAGCGGAGGTAGCGGGTCTGGTAGTCGCCCGACCGCTGGCTCGATGCGACAACGAACTTTCCGCTCTTGCACAGCGGGCAGGAATCGCCGGATTTAGCGGCCATGCTTCCTCAGAACGTCACGGTAGAAAGCCGCACGGTTCGCGGCATATTCGCGGGCTTCGTCGTGCCGACGCTGCTCCTTGCGGAAGTGGTCGAATGACCGCTGGGCCACCGTCACGTCGGCATCGGGATACGCGGGAAACGTCACCGGACCCACGTCCAGCAGCGAGTCGATGCGGGTGATCGTCCGCACACTGCGGCCGTCCTCAATCGCCCACGCATCGCCGCCGCTCGGGACGGTGAAGCTGAACGACGAGCCTTTGACGATGCCCGCCCGAATGTTGCTGGCGATGTCCCGCCCGTAGGTAGTGTCGGGCACGGGGAACTCATATCGCAGCCCGACCTCGTCCACGCTCATCGACAGAGTGCCGGGATAGCGGGCGAGCGGGTAGTTCGCGTCGTGGTTCCAGAGGGCGCGAGTCTCTAGCGACTTCTTGCGGCCGCGCCGCTCGGAGACAATGCCGAAGGCAGCGGGGTCGATCCGCTCGATGAAGTCGCCCAGGTCGAGCGAGTTCACGCCGAACTTCGCCGCGTAGCCGACGATGTATTCCCGCTCGCTGCCGTCCTCGGCGCTGCGGCTCTCGACCGCCAGAAGCGGCACCGCCGACTCCACCTCGTCAATCGCCAGACTGCGTCGCTCGATGTTCATAGTCGTGCTCCTTGCGTTCTCGTCCGCTGCGTTCATCTGCCGAACCAGTTTGCTTGACCACGCCTGCCCGGCGTCGCCGCCCCACAAACTCCAGGCGATCCTCCCGGCGGATGGCCAGCCGTCCTCACCGGGGCTCCACCCTTCGCCCTGCTTGTCGATCTCGTGCCGGTCGAAATACGCCTTCATCCTGCGTGCCGTCTCTGGGCTGATCGTCGTGCCGTTGCTCAGGTCGCGTCCGCGGGCAACGCCGACTGCCGTGCCGCCGCGTCCGTACTCGCTTCGCCAATCGAGCCCCTTCTGTGCCTCACTCCGCACGCCAGCCGGGGGCGTGAAGTCGATGTGGTCGTACCTAGCTGCCACGCTTTCGCCCCTTCCGCTTCGGCTTGCCGTAGGCGTTCTCCTCGACCGGTGGCGGCTCGGGCAGCGGGTCGATCTTCGTGAGCGTTGCCACCTTGTGACCGACTTGCGTCTCGGTCGCACGCCACTCGCCGGCCACCTCTTCGTAGACCGTGATGAGGGCGGCAGGGTCGTCCTCGCTCGCCTCGATCTTGAAGTCGGTGCCTGGGATGTCGAGCGTGCCGTAGTCCATGACGTGGTCGATCCGCCCGCGAGCGCGACCGCCCGACGAATCCCACGAGACGAAGTCGCCTTCCGACACGGTGCCAGGTTTGGCCCGATCCTCGGAGCGACCCGCCGGGGCGGCAGGCACCGGCTCGGTTTGCAGCGGCTGTGCATCGACCGCTGCGGGTGCTGGCTGACGCTCCACCACCCCGGCAAGGATCGCCGCAATCTGTGCGGCATTCATGCTCGGGAACGCCGCAGCGACCATCGCAGCCGCACCGTCCTTCGACACCAACCCATCGACCACCGACTGAATGATCGCAATGAGCCCCGTGATCTGAGCACCGTTCAGCGACACGTCGGCGACTTGCGGAGCCTCGGTCTCGACAGGCTCGCCCGGCGTCGCCGGCACCACCGGCTCGCCAGCCGCAGCGGCAAGCCCGCCCTCGACCGCCTGGCCGTCGATCTCGCTTCCCGGCTGCTGCTGGGCCAGCACGTCGCCCTCGCTCGGCTGCTCGCCCAGCGTGCCCATGTTCAGCGGGCGGTAGCGAACGTCGCCGCCCTCGACCGGGTCGAGGTTCTCGGTGGCGCGGATGTCGTTCGTCGAAACGACGCCGATGTCCCACATTGCCCGGTAGTACGCAGACCGGCTGGCGGCATCGCCACGCAGCAGTCCACGCACGTCGAACTCGATCAGATAGCGGTCGTCTTCCGCGATGAGGTCGCGCATGAACGCCGACTCAAAACGCCGCAGCCACGGCATGATGCAATGCGTGACGAACGCGATATCGCCATCCGGTGTCGCGGGGCCGATGCCAAGCAAATGCCCAGGCACGCGGAACAGACGGGCGATCTCCTCGAGCTGGTAGCGGCGCAGCTCGATGAACTGGCTGTCGGTATTGCTCGCCTGCGGAATGTCGTAGGGCTTCAATCCGCCGGTCAGCACCGCCGTGTTGTGAGCGTTGCCGACGCCGCCGTGCCGCCGGTCCCACTGCGACCGCAACGCCTCGCGGGCCTCCGCATTGAGTTGCCCATCGGTCGAGAGAACGAACCCAGGGCGGGCACCGGCAGCGAAGAACCGCGCCCCGTGCAACTCGCACGCCCGAGCTAGTGCGATGGCGTCTTTGCACTCGGCGACCACGCTCATTCCGTTCACGCCGTCGTCGGACGGGCCGCGAATCTGAAGGATCGCATCGTCGGCGTAGACGGTCTCGGTGCCCTTGTCCTCGCGGTACTTGTATCGCAGCTTGCCGTTCTCGATCCGCTCCACCTTCATCCGGCTCGGATGCAGCGGCACGATCTGCCCGGCCTTGAGTTCGTCAAATGCGTCGCCCCATAGCCCGACGTGGAACACCGACTGCTCACGCCACTCGAAGCTCGTCTGCCATCCGTTCGGCTGCGAGTGCAGTTGCCGATACAGCGGCAGTTCGCGGGCGATCCGCTTCCCGCCCCCAGCCGTCCGCTCCAGCACATGCAGGGGCAATCCCGCCACCGTCTCCGCAATCACCCGCAGGCAGGCGAACACCGCCGCGACCTGGTGAGCGTTGCTCTCGTCAATTCGCACGCCAGCGTTCGACCGGCTCGATGGCTCGTCGTCCCACATGCGGGACTCGCCAGGGAGCCAGAGGATGCGGTTGTCGGCGGGGGCGATCATATGAAGAAGATTTCAGGCGTACCGCTCGGCTGCTGCTCGGCACCCATCCACGCCGCGATTCCTTCGCAGCAGGCCACGATGCCGTCTATTCGCTCCGTGCTCTTCGCCTTGCTGGGGTAGATGTTGCCGTGCCGGTCCTCGGCCACCGCACAATTCGACGCATTCCACGAAAACACCGGCTGCCCGGCGTGCCGCACCTTGCCGGCCAGCACGAGGTTTTCCAGCGTCTTCAAGGGGGCCGACATGGCGCGCCCGCCTTGTGGATATCCAACCACGTCTACCCCATCCCCTTGCAGCATGTTCGCCAGCATCTGCCCGTTGAACTTCAGATCCACGGCCAGGCGACGCACGTTGTACTGGCTGCAAATCGCCGCAATGTCACGGTGCAGAATCGTGTAGTCGGTGACGTTCCCGTCCGTGACTCGGATGTGCCCGTCACGAATCCACCCGAGGTAGTCCACCTTGTCGCGGTGCGACCGCTCGGCTGCGTTGCTCTCGGGAATCCAGAAGAACGGCAGGATGTCGAGCGAGTTGTCTTCCGGGTCGGGGCAGACGAGCACCAGGGCGGTGAGGTCATACGTGCTCGCAAGATCGAGCCCCGCGTACACCGGGCGGTCGCCGAACTCGCGCAGCGGGCCGCCGCACGAAGCCCACGCATCCGGCTTGAAGAACCGCGTGTCTTGCGTCGTCCAGACGTTGAGCCTGTACCGCAGAAACGAGTTGAGCTTCGTCGGGCTCTGCTCCGCCTCACGGGCATCCGCCGCGAACGACTCCTCGGTGATCGTCTCCCCTAGCGACGGGTTGGCGATCCGCCAGACCTTCGGAGTCTTCCACGTTCCATCGGCCGCACACTCGGGCGGGGCCGCGTAGATGCACCCGTAGAACGATGGGTCGAACCCCGGATCTGCGATGCACTTCTCCGCGTAGGCGTGCTGCTCCCAGCAGATGCTCTTGCGGTCGAATCCCGCCGTCGTGATCGAGAGAATGAGCGGCTGCCGGCGAGCCGCGCCGCCGTATCGCAGGGCATCCCACAGCCGGCGGTCACGCTGGGCATGAAGCTCATCGAATAGCAGCATGTGGATGTTCAAGCCTTCCGCCCGAAACGCATCCGCCGACAGCACCCGATAGAACGAGTTTGTCGCCTTGTGAATGATCGTCTTGCGCGAGTCGATCACCTCCAGCACCCGAGACAACGCGGGCGACGAGCGGACCATCGCCGCAGCCTCGCGGTAGATGATGCCCGCCTGCTCACGGTCTGCGGCGGCACCGTAAATCTCGGCACCTTGCTCGCCATCCGCGACAAGCCCATACAGGGCGATGCCCGCGAGGGTTGTGCTTTTGCCCTGCTTTTTGGGCAATTCGATGTACCCCACCCGCGCCTGCCGAGTCTTGTCGGGCTTCACCCGGCCGAAGATGTTGCCGAGCACGTTTTTCTGCCACGGCATCAGCGTGAATGGTTTGCCAGCCGTCTGCCCCTTGCTGTGCCGCAAGAGGCTCTCGAAGAAGTCAAAGACTTGAGCGGCTCGCCCCTCGTCAATCTCGGGGATGACGCCAGCCTTCTCAGCCGCCTTGATGGCGGGCGAAGAAATCTGCCAAGTCGTCGGCGGGCTTTTCTTGCTTCGTGCCAAGTCGCACCCTGGAGGAAGGCGTCAGCCCGAACTCGGTCATCAGCGACGCTTGCATGCTGACCAGCGCTTTGTACATCGGGCCGGCAGGGTTCTGTTTCACGCCGCCAAGGTTGGTCCGCATCACTGGGCCGCTGGCCCGAAGTTCGAGCAGGCAAGCTTGTGCCGCAGCGTACACCTCGCATAAAGTCGCAAGAGCCTCGCCGTCGCCGGTCGTGAGCACGTTCATGCCGAGCAAGACCGGAACCAGTTCCTCCCACTTCGCCACGGCGAGCGGTTCAACTCGGAGACGTTCCGGCATCGGCGGCGATCCGGCGGGAGCCGAAGGCTCCCGCTTGACAGGCCCGCGTTGCGTGCCTTGGAGGATCTTGATTGCGGTCGGCTTGGGCCTGCGGCCTCGCGTCGCCATGCGGGTTTTCTAGGGGAAAGTTTTCAATGGCTATTTGGTCACACACGCCGGGGCTAGTACGTCTGGTTTTGCTCGTTGGCACTTTGGGCTGCCTACCCCCTACCCGGTCCTGCCGCTTTTCCGCGCACGCAACCGCGATCACCGGCTCTCCCGCGTGGTCTTCCGCGTGTGGCAACCCGCACACAGACACTGCCCGTTGTCCACCTCGTAGCGCAGGTCGGGCCGCACCTTCACCGGCACGATGTGGTCAGCGTGGGCCTCACGCTTCTGCCCGCACACCCGCCCGCAGTCGCGGCAGGCGTAGCCATCGCGGAGCAGCACAGCCTCACGCCACGCCTTGTGACGCTGTGAGCAGTAGCCCCGAGCCGCAGCGTTGGGCCGAGCCTCTAGGCGTCGCACCTTCGCGGTGCCGCGTGCCGGCTTCCACATCTCGATCCGCTGCGGCATCGCTCGCTCCTCACACCAGGATAGATCCAGCCAGGGCTTCTCTTGCAGCAAGCCTCGAGTCCGCGTCCACCATCATCCGCACCAAGGCATGGAAGCCTGTGCGAGGTCGCCAGCCAAGCAGCTCGGCGGCAACGCTGGCATCCGCCTGGAGCACGTCAACCTCGGCCGGGCGGTAGTACCTCGGGTCGATCTCGACGTGGTCACGGTAGTCGAGCCCAGCATGGGCGAACGCCGCTTCGCAGAACTCCCGCACGGTATGCGTCTCGCCCGTGCCGATGACGTACTCGCGTGGCTCACCTTGCTGGAGCATGAGCCACATGGCCTCGACATAGTCGCCAGCGAAGCCCCAGTCTCGCCGAGCATCGAGGTTGCCGAGGTAGAGTTTTTCCTGAAGCCCGTGCTTGATTCGCCCGACCGCCCGCGTGATCTTGCGGGTCACGAACGTCTCGCCACGTCGCGGGCTCTCGTGGTTGAACAGGATGCCGCACGAGGCGTGAAGTCCATAAGACTCGCGGTAGTTGATCGCGGTCGCGTGGGCGAACAGTTTCGCGCAAGCGTAGGGCGATCGTGGGTGGAACGGCGTGGCCTCGCTCTGCGGGGCAGGGGCGTTGCCAAACAGTTCGCTGCTCGACGCCTGATAGAACCTCGCCTGCGGCGCGTGGTCGCGGATCGCCTCAAGCATCCGCAGGCAGCCGAGCCCAGTGGCGTCGGCCGTGTAGGTCGGCTGGTCGAACGACACGCGGACGTGGCTCTGGGCGGCGAGGTTGTAGACCTCGTCTGGCTGGACCTCGCGGACAATGCGGGCCATCGCGCCGCCGTCGCACACGTCGCCGTGGTGGAGGTGGAGTCGCTCGAACTCGTGATCGATGCGGCCCGTGTTGAACGTGCTGGCTCGCCGCACGACGCCATGCACCTCGTAGCCCTTCGCGAGCAGGAACTCGGCGAGGTAGGAGCCGTCCTGGCCCGTGATGCCGGTGATCAGAGCGCGACGCTGCATCGTTCTTTCCACCATGCGACTGTCTCGCGGATGCCGTCCTCCAGGCTTACTCGGGGCGTCCAGCCGAGCAGGCTCGCGGCCCGCGACGCATCGACGGCTCGGCGTGGCTGGCCATTCGGCATCGAATCGTTCCAGTAGACTGCGCCGGCAAATCCGCATGCGTCGGCGACCATGTCGGCAAGCCGCCGCATGGTCACTTCTCCGCCGCCGCCCAGGTTGATCGGCTCGGCGTCGCTGATCGTTTCTCCAGCCGCGACGATGCCGGCCGCCGCGTCGTCAACGTGAAGGAACTCGCGTGACGCGGAGCCGTCGCCCCACAAGACCACATCGCGTCCATCGCAGAACTTGCGAATCATCGCCGGGATGACGTGGCTCGACGCCGGGTCGAAGTTGTCGCCCGGGCCGTAGAGGTTCGTCGGGATCACGACCGCGCCGGCCATGCCGTACTGCCTGTTGTACTGCTTGAGCAATTCGTAGACGGCTCGCTTCGCTACGCCATAGCCGGCGTTCGTCTCTTCCGGGTAGCCGCTCCAGAGGTCGCCCTCGGCGAACGGCGGCCTGCAGAACTTCGGGTAGGAGCAGACCGTGCCGACGACGACGACCTTCTCGACGCCGTGGATGCGGGCCTGCTCAATGACGTTGAGCCCCATCGCGAGGTTGGCGTAGGTGAATCGCCCTGGCTGGGCCATGTTCGCGCCGATGCCGCCGACCTCGGCCGCGAGGTGGTAGACCACGCAAGGTTTCGCTGCCGCGAAATACTCTGCCGTCGCGGCGGCGTCAGTCAGGTCGCAGCCCCATCGTCGTGGTCGCAGCACGTCGTGGCCCGCCGCCTCAAGGAGCCGGCAGACGCGACGGCCGAGGAATCCGTTGCCGCCGGTGACGAGTGTCGTCAAGGCTCGACCTCGTCTCTCGGCAGCATCGCCACTGCATCGCCCCACGGAATGACCTCGACGCTGGCGAGCAACACGGCCTTGTCTGCCGATTGCCACATGGCGTGCAGCATCCCGCCGGGCATCACCTCGGTGAGCAGGTCAGCCGAGAGCATCAACCGCCCGTCTGTCATCACTCGCGGCACCGGAACGCATGCCGGATGGCCGTGGACCGCGTGCAGTTCGGCCAGCCTCGCGGCGAGGGCCGGCGTGAATACGAGCGCGTACTGTTTCGCGTCGTCGTAGGAGATCGGAAGCGACAGTTCGCCGAGTGTCATAGCGCTGCCCTGATGGCGGACATGAACGTGTCGAGCCTCGCCTGGAGTGCCGGCAGATCGACGGCCCGGCCGATGGAGTACCACGACAGACGCGCGTTGCTGAAAAGGTTCGCCACGCCAGTGCTCAAATTAAGCGACGAAAACACGCGAGTGCTTTCCGTGCGCGACGCCTGGGATGCACGGGCGAACTGCCGGGAACTGGCCCCGGCGGTCGCGGCGAACCAGTGGCCCTGCGTGCGGGAGAAACCGATCAGCCCCGTCGCCGTCGCCCGGCCGGCAAACGTGTCAGTCGTGGCGCTGCGCATCCGCGCGAGCACGTCTGCCGCGTTGTTGGAGACCAGAATGTGGCAGTCTCCCGCGCTACCAGACCCGACGCCAAGGTAGATAGGAAAATTACTCGCGTTCGTCGCCGCGGTCGTCGCATATACCGCCATGTGCAAGTCGTCCTGCGGGTCGGCGTTCTGCGCCCGGTTGCTGTTTAAGCTCTTGTTGCTGCCGTTGCCGGCCAGCCCAGTACGCCGCGAGTAGTCGGCCTGGACGAAATTCGCCGGGCTTGGAGCCGGGCCGACGAGTGGCGTCAGAATTCCCGAAAGGGTGCGAGCGCCGGCCAGGATGCAGGCAGCGCCGAGTCTCGGCCACACGCCATCGGCCTTCAGCCCCACGACCAGCGCGTTGATCGCTACTCGCACCGGCCGCTCCAGTGGTGCCGCGTCCGCGGCCTCGACCCGAAGGATGTAGTCCGTCGCGTCGGCGTCATACGCCGCAGCATCGATCAGTGGAACCGGCAGCGGCCTGCCAAGCAGCGTCGCAGGCATCGCTGGCGGCGCGTAGCCGCTCGTCAGGATGCCGTCGTTCACAGGTCAGCCCCGAGCGCCGTCACGTCGATGCTTTCGGCATTGTGCGTCGAGACTCGCACCGACCACGACGCGCTTGGCAGCACGAGATTGGTGTAGAGCGTGCTTACCCTCGTGCCCTTCACGCTGGCGGACACGGTGGCGGCAGCAACGGACACTTCGTCGAAGAAGAAGAACGTCGTGCCGTCATGTAGGAAAATTCGCACCATGCCTGCCGTGGTTGTGACGCGGGCCTGGACGACGATCTCGGCGATTCGCGTTCCGGTGCTGGCCCCGGTGATGAGCGTCGCCACCGTGCCAGTGCCGTCGCGGTTTGTGTTCGCGGTTGCGATGTTGACGCTGGCGACGCGGGGCGTGACGGCGAACACGGGATCGGCGGCCATTGGAGACTCCTAGCGGAACGAAGACCAGAGGTAGGTATTGATCGCCGCGCGGGCGCGAGACGACAGGCGGGCGTTGGAGAGCGTGCCAGAGGTCAAATCGCTGGCGTTGGTGCTACCGCTCGTGACGGTCTTCCAAGTCTGATCGCCGGCGAGGAACGTCGTGGACGTGGCCGACCCGCTGCCCAGCCTCGCCGTTGCAATCGTCCCAGACGCGATGTCGCTTGCCGCGTGGGTGTGACTCGTCGCAGCGTAGGCCGTGCTGACCGAGATCACGCCGTCCGTGATCGTCACGCCAGCGCCAATCTTGACACCGCCGAGGACGCTGTTCGTAGCGGTCGGCAGCGTGTATTCCGTGGGGATCGTGGGCTTGTCGTCGAGGTCGTCATACGAACCGCTGGTCGCCACCGTAGCCAGCCCGGTCACGTTCGCGGCATCAACGGTGCCGGTCCATGCGGTGTTCTGCGTCGTGAAACTGTTTCCTTGGGGGTCGTCATAGAAATCGAGGCTGTAGAGTTTGAATCCGCCAAGCGATCCGGCAATTGTTTCAACGCGAATCGGGTTGGATAAGTCGAGAGATCGCAAGCACAGGAAGTCGTCTTCGTCGATCGCGAAATATCCGCCAGACAGGGCGGCTGGTACGCCGCTGGTGATGTCGCCCCAGTCGTGAGCGTGCGACGTGGCCGCGTAGGCGGTCGAGACTGAGATCACGCCGTCCGTGATGGAGACGCCTGTGCCAACCTTGACGCCGCCCAGCACCGAGCCAGTCGCAGTCGGCAACGTGTAGCCAGACGACGCAGAGATCACGCCGTCGCCGTCGATGCTGATGCCGCTCCCAATCCGCACCGCGCCTCGCGTGTTCGCCGCCGCCAGTGGCAGGCGATCCGCCGAGAGCGTGCCGCTCGTCAGCAGGCTCGCGTTCGTTGTCGGCGGAGCGGCGGCGATGACAGCGGTCGTGAAGTCAGTGATCTGCGACGCTGTGTGCGTATGGGAGAGCGGCGTCCTGGCGTCGCTCAACCGGGCGTCATTGCCTTGGCAGGCCGTGCCGGCCGTTGTGCCGTAACTGACGACGAGCGCGCCGCCAACGGTAGAGAGTCCCGCGCCAACAGCCAGGCCGATGTTCGCGGCCGACGACGTGCCGGAGTTCGTGATCGGCGCAGAGACGGTGACTACCCCGGAAGACCCCGTCGGCCCGAAACCACCGCTGACCGCAACGTCCACCGTCGCGGCCGTGCTGCCGGCGGCCACGTCGATCTGCGTCTCGCCGGCGCTCGCCGTGATCGGGCTCGCGCCGCTGACGCTCGCGTTGATCTGCGACATCACAGCACCTCGACGAACCCGGTGAGAGCCGTCCGCGTGGCGTTGTTCTCGACCCAAGTCATCCGCCAGCCGTAGGTGCCTCGTGGAATCACGGCCGTCTGGGCATCGGTGAGGGCGATGTTGTATTGCCCGTTTGATGCGTTGGCGGCCGTGACGGTAAACGCCTGGACGGTGTCGCCGCTAATGAGCGAATAGATGGCCGCCGTGACCGAGTAGCCGGTCATCGTGATCGAGAAGTCGATCAGCGTCGAGAAGTCGTCGCCGCGGTTGAACGCAAGTCCGAGAGTTCCCGGCGTCTGTTCGTAAGAGGCTGCCATTCGTCACGGCTCCACTGTGCTGGTCGTCGCTCGCGGTTGTAACGCATAGAGCAAGCGAGTCTGCTCCGTCAGCGCGTGGGCGAGCTCGCGCTGCGTCTCCCGCACTTCCTTGAGCGTCAGCCGGTGTTCCTCGAGCAACGGCAGCAGCAAATCCTGCCGGATGAAAAAAGCGAGTGCGAGCGCCACTAGGGTCGGAAAACCCCAGCGCTCTATGATGCCGAACAGCGTCTCCTTGGTTTCCGCAGTCACCGCGTCGCCTCCTGCTTCCACACCGCGAGCAAGACGCGATTGGCTCGCCGCTCCAGCCACCACTTCAGAATCAACTGTACGACTGCCGACGCCACTGCTTGCAGCACCAAGGCCCAGACCATGCCGTACTCTGCCGCCTCGCGTCCGCTCATCACTTGGTGCGCCCGCTTGATGTCAGCCACGATGACGCCGGCCACGATATTGCGCTCCCGCTGCTCTTGCGCGTACTTCAAAAACTCGCCAGCCCAGTTCTCGACCGCGAGTTGCACGAAGTCGTCGCACGTCGCCCGGCCCACGAGGAACTTGCGGACGCCGAGCCGCCGCCACACATAGGTTTGAAGGTCAGCAATGGTCACGGCCGCACCTTCCCGGTGCCACCGCACGCGCCACATGAAACGACGACGCGGCCATCCGTGGGCAGCTTGCCCGTGCCGCTGCACGGTTCGCACTTGTCGCCCGGCCTCGGCCCAGGTGCAGGCGGCGGGTCCACTTCCGCACGCAACGCCATCACGGCCCGTGCCGTCTCGACTGCGAGGTCGGCCGACACGGTCGGATCGTCGGGCAGCGTCGCCACGCAGCCAGCCATCACGACGACGAACACGAGCAGGAACCTCACAGCACGTCTCCCGTCCAGTCGGGCAGTTGCGTGGGCTTGAATCCCGAGTAGCCCGCGTAGACGTAGGAGTCACGGCCCGAGAGCATCCGCGTACACACGTCGGCGTCGATCCAGAATGAGCAGTTCCGCACGACGACGGGCATCGTCTCGGGGTAGTGGCGGCCGACGGTGTTGGAGTCGCCCCACGAGTTCAAACAGAGCAGGCCGGGCCGTCGGCCCCACCTCACGCCGGCCAGGCACATGCAGTGCCACCACACGCCGCCTGGCTTGCAGAAGCCGTCCTCGTCGCGGGACATGGAAAAGCCCTGACCGCTACACGCCACGCACGCAAAGCCGTTCTGGATCGCCGCCGCCGCTTCCTCGAACGTCGTGGCGAGCGTCGTCTCGCTGCACCGCCGCAGCTGGGCGTAGGGCTCGAGCTCGTCGGGCACGCCCATTCGGCCCCAGGTGCGATCCCGCTGGGCCTTGTCGGCCTCCGCGATCACCACGCCGCCGTAGTCGATGCCATAGTGCAGAGCCCCGAAGTCGCGGATGGCTTTCGCCGCATGGAAGCCCGTGCTGCCGTCACCGCCGTTGTTTGCCTTTTGCCCGCGAGCCTCGACACGGGAAAACCCGTAGAGCGACGCCTCAACGGTGCGAGCTCGCACGACCTCGGGCTCGTGGCGATGCACAACGTCGCAGGCGGCCACGAAGTCCACGGCCAGGCTCGCACCCCAGCCGACGCAAGATCCCACGTCGCCCTGCGAACCGCGCCGCCAGTTGGGCAGGCACTTGAGCAGTGCCGGGTACAGCATCACCTCGCGGCGGTCGTCAGCCCGGAAGCCGGGGGCCGCACTCGCCAGCGTCGGGTGCGGCAACGTGGCGACGAACGCCGCAGAGCCCTCGGGATCGGGCACGTAGCCGAACGCATGACTCGCCACGGCTCAGCCTCCCGTGGCCGCCCACGCGATCGCCCGTGCCACTTCGGCGTAGCGGGCCCGTACGTCGGGCGTGACGGGCACACTGTCGAGGCCGAGTGCAGACCTCATGGCGGCCTCGACGGCCTCCCTGAGCCCTTCCACGCTGCCAGGAGCGACGTTGCCGATCCGACGCCATGCGATGTCGAGGGCCGTCACCGTCAGCACCCGGAGACTCGCCGTGTCGGTCAGCACGGCCACGCTCGTCGCGCCCTCGGCCTCGACCACGAGCGCGGCCTTCGCCCAGGTCGCTGCCCATAGAGCCCGCTTGTCGGCCGGCAGGCCGGCGAGGGCGGCCCGCACGGGCTCGACAAGCCGCTGGGCCTCGGGGCTGGGCGTCGGCACCGTGACGCTCGGAGCAACCGGGGCGGTGAACTTGGGCATGGGGATCATGCCCCACGCCGCCGCGATCACGAGGCAGGCTGCGGCGACTCGCCCGATGGTGGCTGCGTGGGCGCGGGCGGCTTCGGTGGCCTGAGCGAGCCAGCCCACGATCCGCTCCCAGTGCGGGGCGGCCAGTAGAGCAGCCGCCGCCACCACGGCGGCGATGCGAATGACGGTGTCATCGGTGGGCATCACTTCACGCCTGCGAACGTCAGGAGCAACCGCACCAAGTTCTCGCCTTCCTTCGTTTTCAGCACGTCGGCCAGAGCACGCACCACGGCGTCGTCGGCTGCGGCGTCGGTCTTCGACGCCAGCCACTCGGCGGCCTCGCTCACGACGAGCGACTTCGCGTACGGGTCGGCCGTGCCCACGAACTGCTGGGCGTATGTCACGAGTGGGTGCCACGCCTGGAGCAGACGCAACGCCTGCCAGATGTTGAGCGTCGCACCGTACTGCTGCTCTTCGGCAGCGGTCATCTCGAACTGGGGCATGGGCGTCGCCTCCGGGGGTCTATTCCTTTTTGGCAGGCGGATCGCCGTCCCTTGCAGATTCGTCGTCATACCCCCCGTTTATCGTGTCGTTCAGCCAGTCGTAGATAAATGCGTAGATGTCAACCACCTCCGAGACGGCGTCCGAGCGGTCGAGGCGGAACGGATAGCCGAAGTGATCCTCATCCACGACCTTGCCGTCTCCGTCACAGCGGTAGACCGAGACGTACTTCCTCGACACGTCGATGACTATCTTGCCCTCGGTCGGGTTCACCACTGGCACTCGCGGTTGAGGTCGTCAAGCATGTCGCGGGCTTCGTCTGGAGTTTCGACAGGCCGCACGGAAAACATCTGCGGCTTCGTCACCTGACGCTGGGCACGGACTTCGTCCGTCCACTTGCTGGTGACGCACGTCGTGCGGGCCGCCACCCACGGCGCGAGATTCAGACTCGCCTCGCTGGCGGCGATCTCCTCGGGCGACGGCTTGTCGGATGATCGCGGCGGTCGGAACCGTAGCCGCCGGTCGTGCCGCAACGGCAGCGGCAACACGTCGCGGAGCCTCACGACTTGGTCGCGGCTGACCGACCAGAACGAGCAGATGGCGGCGTAGCTTGAATGGCTCGCCCACTGGAGCTTGAGCGTGGCAATGTCGATGCGTGAGGTGTCACCCGCCACGTTTCGTTTCCTCTGGAATCCAAAACGACACGCACCGCATTGAAGGATTAAGTGCCATGCGACCACCGTGCTGCGCGATGCTGGCAGCAAAGGTCACATGTTCACAGTCGGAACCGTCGTACCGACCTTGCAGGAACCGTAGCCCGTCGTAGATCGCAAGCTGCCCGAAGGCCGAGTTGACCTCGACCGGCGGCGAGCCCACCGGAGGATGCCAGTGGTGGAACCACTGCTGGTCCCGTTGCCGCCAGTGGTTCCACCTGCACGCAAAGGCGTCGTAATGCACCGTCATCGGCCGCGGCGTGATCGGTGGCCCCCACTCACCCCACGAGTAAGACGCCAGTGCGTAGAGGCTACTGTCGGCCGCCATGTGGTAGACCGACGTGGCGATGCCGTCAACGCTCCAGCCACCCCAGGGGTCGGTGTCGAACACTACCACTAGGTCGGGCCTCTCGCCGTTCCGCACGAACGTCTGGCACGCGGTGCGGTACTCGGCTAGAGCAAGCGTCCGTATGGGGGCGGTCGTGTAGTTCAGGTGCGGGCGACCGTAGTCGTTCCGTGATACGTGCCGTTGCTGCCCGTCGCTCCAGGCGGCGAGCACTTCCTTCGTCTCGTCGGCGGAATCGTTTTCGTGGATGTACGCCGACCACTCGCGGAACATCGCGCCGGTCTGCTCGACAAGTTCCAGCGTTCGCGGCAGCCAGGGCATCGCATTGCGGCAGATAGCAACGAGAGCGACCGTCTTGGTCTTGGCGATCTCTCGCCCCGCACGCACCGCCTCCGCGTAGTCCTTTGCGAACTCGGGGTCAGGCGGCAGCAGCACGTCAGGATGGTGCCGCTCGATCTCGTCAAGCGTGATGGTTGCCATGCCGTCATCGTCCCGGCACCGTCAAGCCTGCGGCCACTCGTGATGCACCGTCTGCCCCGTCACTGCCATCGTCGTGAGTTCGGGGTAGGCATAAGTGCCCACCACGCTCATCTCGCCTTCGCCGCGGCCCGTTGACTTGTGGTTGTGCCACGTCCGAATCGACAGGGCCGGGTTGACCACGTCGTAGCCCGCTTTCATTGCCTCGCCTGCGATCGCGTTGTCGCAGCCGATGTAGCCCAGCGGGATGCGGTCGCCGATCCCGACAAGCTCGCCGCCCATGAACGCCCACACGTCCTGCGAGCCGCTGTAGAACCGCTCGTCAACGTACTGCCCGGTCATGCGTGGCGTCGCGGGCGACTCCCACCGGGTCAGCGTGACGAACCGCTTCGGGTCGCACACCGCCCCGTCGAGCAGCCGGGCCGTGTGGTCGAACTGAATGTCGGCGTTCGCCAGCACGCAGACGCGGCCTGCGAACTGGTCGGCACAGAGCCGGAACACATGCCCGTACCGCAGCCGCTCGTCTGTATCGAAACTCAGCGGCACGATGGTCTCGAAGATGCCGAGTTCCACATTCGCCTTGAGCGTGCCGTCGAGTTCGGCGATTCGCTCAGGGTCACTCGGCTTGTAGTGCTCGATGAAAAGAATCACAGTCGCGGCTCCACTTCCACGAAGTCACGGACAATCTCGCCGCCCAGGTCGTCGGCGGTCTGCGGAACGTGGTGGTACTTCGCGTGCCACTCTGGCCCGGAAACGTGCGTGCCCTTCTCGGCCCCGATGTTCTGAATCCGGCTCACAGTCGGAAATGCCTCCCACCGCGTGCGGCGGATGACGTTGTTCACGATGATGTCCCAAGATGGGCCGTCCTTCGATGTCCATCGCGGGGCCATCTCGACCCATCGGTCGATCCACGTTCCCCACCCCCACGGCGTGAACCAGCGGCGAGTGCCGCACTCCGAGAGTCGCCCGTTGCTCGCTTGCTGATAGCCCGAGATCGTGAACACGTTCGGATCGTGGCGGTACTGGTCGCGTGCCCAACTGAACCAGAGCAAGGCATCGCGAGTCGGCACGCAGTCATCCTCGAAGTGCAGGTGGAACTCCGACTGCATGATCTCGAAGCCGTACCGCATGCACGTATAGATCGCGTCGTTGCAGCCGGCGTGCTCCTCGAACACGAGGCACTCGAAGCCGTACTTCGCGGCGATCTCGCGGCTCGCTTCCGTCTCTTCGCACGGGTCGAGCAGCACCGTGACGCGGCAACTCGCCACGCCGACGCACCGCGAGACGGCCTGACAGGTCTGGTCAAGGTACGCGGGGCGGTTGTAGCCGCTGATGGTGATGTTCACGTCTTCTCGCACCACGCCACGAGCAGCCCGTTCCAGTAGCCGGCCGCATCGTTGAGCCGGTCGCTCGGATACACGTTTCGGCTCACGACGTTCATCCTGCCACCGAGGGCAAGCATCCCGGCGTCGCACCCGCGATGCACTTTCTCCCACGAGTAATCGTCCACGATGTAGACGAACGCATCCGCAAGATGCGGCCACGCAATCGCAAGCTCGCGGGCGTGATGCTCTTCCTCGTGCGGCCCGTCGTAGAGGTAGACGCTGAACTGCGTGCCGCCGAACGTGTCGGCAGGCAGCGGAGCGAACCAGTCGCGGTCGTGAATCGTCGCCGGTAGACCGAACCGCTCGCACGTCGCCTGCAACTCGGCCCGCGTGTCGCCGAACTCGCTGTGATTGTCGATCATGTGGATGCACTCCACAGCGTTTCCGTGGCACATCGCCACGGCGGTCGAGCCCTTGTAGGAGCCGACCTCGAGGATGCGGGCCTGCGGCACCGTGGCGACGGCTTGATTCAGCAGCCGTCGATTGGCGGAAGAGGAAAAGCCGGGGAGGTCGAGGGCTTCTATCCAGGATGGCGTCACGAGATCCGCACGGTCGTCCGTGCCTCCGTGCCCCACGTCTTCTCGATCACGACCTTGCCGATCTGCACGTCGTCCTTCCAGGCCACGCCATTGAGCGAGTCCTCGATGCCCTTGGCGTAGTTCGTGCAGTCGCCTCGCGGCACCGGCCTGGCCGACCTCGGGTTGAGCTCGCCGCTCTTCCGGTAGTGCGACGGTGGCCGAGCGAACACCAGGTCGATGACGACCGTCAGCGGGGCGTCGTCGATCGGCGTGGCCCCCGCAGCTCGAGCAGCTGCAGCAATCGCAGCCCGGTAGGCGTGAATCGGGTGCGACGCCGGCGTGTATGCGTGGCCGTGTTTGCCGCGCGTCGTGATGCGTGGCCTTGGCTGCGGCACGGGGTCGCCGACTACCTCGAACGCGATTGGTCGCATGCCAGGACGCTACACGTCGCGTCAAACTCTTCGCCCATCACCTCGTGATACCAATCGTGGTACAGGCTCACCCGCGTGTGGGCGGACTCTTCGCCGGCCCTGCTGCGAGTGCGTGTGCCATCTGCGGTCTTCATCGTGAAGCTGTTGATGCCTGCGAGACGCTGGTGAACGAAGAGCGGCCCGCCCGAATCGCCAGGTGCGATGCACAGCGGCAGCGGCGATCCGCCACGCATGGCCGGCAACACGATCAGCCCATGCTCAAAGCGGACGATCTTGCCCGTGCCTGCCCGAAGGGCCCCGTCGCCGTGCGTGTGCCCCGTCGAGAGCCTGCCGGTCAACCCGTAGCCAGCAACGCTGACCGTGTCTCCTATCGCTTCCTCGCCGCTCGACAGGGGCGGGTATGACCGGAGGCCGAATGGTTCGGCAACCCGCACCAGGGCGATGTCGTGCCACCCGTAGTTGCCGTCTTGGTACTCGCGGTGGGCGAAGATCCGCTCCACCCGCCGGATGCCGTTGGCCGTGTGAACGATTGCCTTGGCGTAGCCCTCGACGACGTGGGCCGCCGTCAGGGCCCAGTGATCGGCGATCAGCACGCAGCTGCCGCAGGGCATCGTCCCGTCTGGCAGTGTGCCGATGATCTTGGCCGTGTACGGGGCGAAGTCTCGGCCGTACTCGAGGTAGCGGGCGTCGGGTATAGCGTCGTCGGTCGTGCCCGCGAAGGCCGACGACGCCCAGCACAGAAGGAAAATTCCCAGTGCCCGCATGCGTGCATGGTGGCACAGCGGGCAAGGAACCTTGCAGGGAGTGTGGCTATATGTCGAGGAGCTCGCCCGGAATCATCTGGCGGATCGTCTCTGCCAGCCGTCGCTCCTCTGCGGTCGGCTCGCCGTGCTTGCACAGGTAACGGCAGTGCTGGTCGATCTGCCAGAGCACCTGTCTCGCTTCACTGCCCAGCCTCGCAGAGTCGTACTCGGCCTGGTCGTCTGGCAGCGTGAATTGCAGTGTCGCCTTCATGACACTTTTCGTCAGTTTGTGTGTAGTCGCGCTATCCGTGCTTCGTAACAGCGGGCCGCCGCGTCTCACGGCCGTGCGGCGCGAATCGCCGGGGCGTTATACAGCAGGGTGGCGATTATCCGGGTCCGTATAAACACTGGTTCTGTTTCTAACCCTCGGCCGTAGCGAGCAGTCCGTCGTGCCGAAACGACATGATCGGAATGTCCATCCCGATCTGGCGGGCTGCCTCCAAAACGTCTTCGGCCCTGTAGTACCGCTCGCCGTCAATGACGACGCCACTGCAAATCGGAAACCGCTCCGGCTTGCGGTGTTCCACGGGCCGCTCTCGGCCCTGCTCGGCGATCCACGCCTCGAGGTCTTCCAGCTTGTACCTCACAGACTTCCCGAGCTTCGTCGTTTGCGGCCCCTTGCGAAGCCATGCGTAGCGGGCGAGGGTCTGCGGTGCAAACCCAAGGTACTCGGCCGCCTGCTTCCTGGTCATCAGTCGTTCCATCGCATCGTCTCCTTTGGTGCTGCGTGAATCCTGTCGCAACGTAGCGGCCTGTCAATCGCTCGCCAAAGATTCAACCAGCGTCAATCAGCGTCAATCAGTGTGGCCCGAAACAGAACCAGCGGATGAAGCGGACGGCAGGGCCGCCGCTTATCCTGCGTGTTATGCCGTCTCCGTCTTGTCTGTCGCGCACATCAGCCAATCAACGTCCCCGTCGTTGAACGCCACGACTTCAAACGATCCGTGCCTGTCTTCATGCGAAATCGACATTCCGTGCTTGCGGCACACCTCAATCACCTCCGAGAGAAACGAATCGACGACGGCGTTTTCAACGTCTCCGACGTACTTATACGGCCACTCGCTTTGGCATTTGCCCCTCAACATCTTGTCCTCCTTTGCGATTGGCATAACCACGCGATGCAGCGGACCCGCGAGAGCGTCGGTAGGTTTGTTCATGGTCGTAGGTCGCGGGCCGCTGATCGCTGGCGTTCTCAGCCTCGTGCCGCCATGTAGAGCCCGATGTTCGCAGCCGCGTACCCGGCGTAGGCGATGGCGAGCCCGTGCTTGCCATGCCACGCCAGGTCGCCGGCCACCCAGACGTAGATCACGCCAGTAAGAGCGATTAGCCAGGGTGCCATGCGTCACCGATACCGAATGACAGCGAACCACTGGCGACGCACCGGCGAGTATGCCACGCCCTCCTCGACGATCGGCCGCTGGCCGAAGAAGCAGCACGCCCGCCTTGCGGCCTCCGGCGTCGAACCGCATCCGATGCCCTCGCGTCGTCCACCGTTGCGGCCACAGTGCCGCAAAATGCCCGTGCGGGCCATTTCCTCAGCGTCGTCCTGGGCCGAGCCAAACACGACCTTACGGGCGTAGATCGTCGTGTCGGCCGTGACCGTGACAGCGACGCAGGACAACACGAGAGCGAGCAGGAACCTCATGGCGAATCCTCCGTGACTCGGCCGCGACGGGCGGCCGCATGTGAATCACGGTAGGTGGGGCGTCAAGTTGCCAGCCGTTCCAGCAGCCCCCGCAGCGTGGCGGCGCGCTTGTTCGCTACCGGCACGTTGTGCGGGCCGTCGATCTTGGAAAAAAACCTGACCGCCTCCCGCTCCTCGTCGGTGAGCGTGAACGGCGTCAGCGTGCAGTATCGCGTCACGGTGCCGGTGACGTATGGGCAGGGCTGCGACCGCAGCCGCTCCACCTCGCCGGCCGCCGCTTCCAACTGCAATCGCCAGTCCTCGCCTATCCGCTGCACGGCAGCCACGGCGTCGTCGCCGCCGTTGCGGATGCGGATGTCGAGTTCCTTCATGTATCCCATCGTCTCTCCTTTACGCCCACATAACCACGCGATGCAGCGGACGAGCCGCTGATCGCTGGCGTTTTCTTACTGAATGGAAAAATGCCCCCGTCCCATCGTCGCCGAGCCGTTGTCGGGCTGCGTACGCCTAGAGGCTCCGAGCGGAAGGCCAAACGACTCGTAGGGCGCGAGCCGACCTGCCGCCGGGTGTTCCATTTCGCGATTATTGCCCGTGAAGCAATGTGCCCGAAATAGGCCACCCTCTCGCCGCGATGTCTGTGCTTCGCCATCCGCCGATATACCGTCGGTATATCCAGAGTCGGCGGGCTACAGTCGCTCTCACTCACCGTACCCATTTTCGCTGCGCGACGACGCGCGTCTCCATGACCTCGACCCCCTGGTGGGAGCCTTTTTCTCGCAGCTCGTGAATCCGCAGTTCCCGGATTCTCGACTGCACCCACGGCGACAGCTGCAGCGAGTCGCCGCTGGCTGCGTCCTCCTCTGGCGACGGTGCCTCGGGCTCGTCGTCTCGCTGCGATGCACGCCACGGCAGTTTGCCGGCCGCTTGCATGTTGCGAATGGTGGTCATGCCGACGCCAACCCTGCCGGCCAGTGACGACACGCTTTCGCCTGCCAGCCAGCCGGCATGTAGTGCGTCTACGTCGTACGTCTTCATCGAGTCACTCCTGGGCCAGCGGCATGATGACGCCCGTGTAGGGGCCACACTTGAGCAGCACCCGGCTCTGCGGGTCGGTGGCGTACACGTCCACCTGCGGCTCCTCGTCACCGGGGATGTGGGCGAGGAACTGCGACACATATCGCGGGTCCAGCTTCGTCGCGCTGGTAGTCCCAGCAGCCACGATGTCGCACTTCACCCGGCTCTCGCCGTACTCGCTCGAGCGGCCCGAGATCGAGACGGCATTGGCCGTCCACTCGAAATCGACGCCCTTCGACTGCTCGCTCGTGACGATGGCGGCCGACTGCACCGCCGACAGGAGCTCGGCCACGTTGCACACCGTGGGATCGCCGGCCACCTCGCCAAGCACGTCACGCCACCGGGGGAACTTTCCGTCGAGGAGCTTGGCCGTCACGGTCGCGCCGTCGAGGGTGAACCGCACGTCGCCGCGATTAGCCTCGACCTGGACGCTGCCGTCACCGTTGGCAAGCGAAGCCGCCACAAGAACAGCACGGGCCGGCACGATGGTCTGGCTGTCGTCCACCGCTTGGTCCGTCTCCGTCTCCACGCACGACAGACGCCGGCCGTCCGTCGCCACCCAGGTCGGATTGCCCGCCGTCACGTCGATCAGCACGCCGCCGAGGGCGAATCGGGACGACTCGCTGTCGCACGCGTACGCCGTCGCATGGACGGCCCGCCGGAACTGATCCGCAGGCAGCCGGCACACCGCCTTGAGCTCGCCCGTGGCGTCCGCAGGGAACTCCGCAGCGTCCTCGGTCGGCAGAGTCCACGAGCCCCGGCCCACCTTGACGACGATGGTCGCACCCTTCGGCGTCAGCGTCACCTCGTCACCGGCAGCCGCCTTCAGGATCGCCGCCAACTTCGCCGCCGGCAGCAGGATCGCATCGCCGTGGTAGTCGATCCCCCGGTCGATCCGCACCTCAAGGTCGGTGGCAGAAAGCAACCCGTCGCCGAGGCGAACGTTTTGCAGCACGGGGCGCGGCGACTTCGTCGGCACAGCCCGGAGCACATCAGCCAGAGCCGCCTTCAGCGTGTCCGCGTCCAGCGTGATACCGCCCGTCTTCGTCTTCGTTGCAGTCGCCATGTCGCGCTTCCTTTTTCCTGAGAGAACAACCAACCAGAATCCCGAGGGCGAACGTCGCCGCCAGGACTATTTCGCCGATTGCCATAAGCACCAGGTCGTGGACGGTCATCGCAGTTTCTCCGTCAGTTCGTGCGGGATCATGTCGCGCCTGAGCTGCTCGAGCACCTTGCGCACGTCGTCGGTGATCTCGCCGTACTTCACGAGCTCACGCGCCCAATTGTTGATTCGTTCCAGGGCGATGAGCGCATCACGCCCGGCGAGGGCGTACTGGAATTCCGCCTCGTCGTCGGGCAGCGTGAATGTCAACTTCGCCTTCACTTCTTCGCTCCCGTCAACGCCGCCACGTACTCGAGGAGGTGGTCACGCTCGGCTTCCAGCTTCTCGGCCCGGCTCGCCGACTGGTGGCTCTTGCTGACGCAGATCCGAATCACGTCGGCGGCCCACTCCAGGAGCTGCCGGCTCTTGTCGTCGATGTCGTTCGACCATGCGTGGCGGGCGCACATTGACGCGAGCACGCCTGGCGACGGTGGTGGGGGGGGCGTTTCAGTCACAGATAACCTCGATTCCACGAGTGACGCCGGGACGCCGGCGGATGAGCCCTTTCCGCTCCAGGGCTTTGAGATGGCCAACCACGCCGGTGACGTTGTTCACGCCAATGTGCCGGGCGATCTCTCGGATCGAAGGCCCGTAGAGATGCGAGTTGGCCCGGATGAAGGCGAGCACCTCGGCCTGGCGGGATGTCGGCGGTAGCGGGTCGATGGTGGTGTTCATGCCGCGTCTCCAATGCGTCCGCCGTTCGCCATGCCGAGTCGCCGCTGCAAATAGCGAACGAGCCCGAAAGCGGTAGCCATTTCGATCTTGTGGCAGGCCGCCTTGTCTGCAATCAAATCAACGATGGACTGGTATTCGTCATGCTTCGCGTCATCTACGACCAATGTCAGTTCCTCACGCATCCGGGCGTTCTGGTCGGCGTCGATCTTCACGAGCTGGCGAGGCTCGTCGTGCGAAGACCTTCTGGACGACAGCTTGCGAACACGATCTAGCGAGCGGTATTCGTCACGCACCCACTTCAGTTGCGGATAGTTCGACTCGTTGTTTCGCTTGACGTTGCGGATGGCGTCGTAGAGCGAGCCCTGATCGAGGCCGCTGAGGTCGTCCGTCCACAGACGCTTTTCCTCGGCCGTGAACTGCACGAGCGGCCAGAGCTCGTTGATCGCTACACGGTTGTCGTCCCACGTTCTCACAAGTTCCCTCCTGCCGGTTGTCGGCTGCGGCCTCGTGCCTGGTGCTGCGCCTTCGGGTCGGCGAACTCGCCTGCCCTGATCCTCTCGATGTAGTCAAAGAATCTTGTGACCGGCAGCGGCCGGTCGAAGAACTGTCGGCTCGGCAACCGGGCCAGAGCCTCGCGGGCCCGCTGGAGCCAGCCAGGCGTAGCCGCAAGGTCAGTCCACCCGTCGGGGGCCGTCAGGTGCGGCCAAGGCTCGGCCCGCTCGGTCGCGTTCCAGACGGTGGCAAACCGCTGCCACTCGTCTGCTGCCCAGCCGGGTTGGCGAAATTCGTCTTCCGCCGTGTGTGTGTGTGTATTTAACTCTTCCCGAAGGGAAGAAGTTGACGTTGGTGTTGACGTTGGTGTTGGATGGTTGTTTTTTGCTCCACGGTTGCCCTGCGTCTGCTCTGCGTTTGCTCCACGATTGCTCCACGATTGCTCCACGTTTGCTCGTGCGGCGATGGCTGCCGCCTTTGCCGCCGCTGCCCGTTTTGCCGCTTCTACCCGCTTTTCCTTGAGTTCCACGCAACGGCCACGGTGCTTCTCAAGCCTTGGATTCCGACGCAGGCCGTCCACATCGACGGGGAACTTGTCCGCCAGCATTGGCCAGGCCGACGTGACGCCGGGCGACAGCCGCTCGATCTGCTCGAGCTCGGCCGGGATGCCGCCACGGTCCCAGGCCACCATCAGCAGCGTCAGGTAGTGGCCACGTTCCTCGGCCGTCCAACCGAACGTGCTCGTCAGGAAGTCCCTGACGTACAGCGGCATGTAAACGTCCACTCGCAGCTCGTCGCTCATCTTGGCCTCCTTTACATTCCGCCCCGCCGCGTCGAAGCGGCATCGTGCCTATCACGAGGGCGGCGACGATCAGTCCAAGTACTTGAAAGGGTCGCACTTAGGGCTGCGAGAAAACATCGACGAAGGCGACTTTGTCCACCGGTCAATGCAGGCGAGCCCGATACGGCAGGCTTCGTTGAACGGCTCGAAGCCAGATGAGCCAACAAGGCGAAACGCATCCATCGCGTCAGCAAACAGTTGCACGCAGTCCTTGTGCTTTCCTTCTTTGACACCAGCATCGCTGGCGTAGCGCGCGAAGAACTCGTTCACTTGGCTTCCGTGCTTGCGGTAAGCCATGAAGTAGCAGCACAAAACAGGCCCATATGCCTTGTGCTTACTAAGGTCCAGCAAGTCCAGAGCAAGAATCTCTGACCGAAATTCTTCGACGGCGTCGTAGACAGAGGCGTGCTTTGCCGAAGAGTGAGTTCCAGACGAGTTGACCGACATGCCGCAGATGTAGCCGTAAGCGGAGCGGACGGCATTTGAGAACTTGGCCTGCCGCACCAGCGTGCTCTGGGGCTCGATACCGCATTCCCGCATCGCGCCAAAAACACGGTCCGTCGCCGTCTCCCCCTCTTCCTTGCTGTTGAAGTGCCCGTACAGACGCTTGGCCTCTTCAATATCAGCGACGACGTACGTGCGAACGTCAATCTGCTCCGGCGCAGTCTCAGGACGATCGCTCCATACCTTTGATCGAGTATGCCCCTCAAGCTTGCAGCGTCCGCCAGCCCACTCGGCCATGTGGACAAGCAGATGAGCAGCCTCTAGCCGATAGAGGTGCTTTGCCTGCATGGCTCGCTTCTCGGTGTCTCGCTGGCGCGGATTGTCGGGAACTTCCGCCCACTCAGCAGGCGTCATCGTCGTCATGTAGATTTCGTGTGCCGCATTGAGCTCAGTAGCCATTTCTCGTCTCCTTTGCTTTCGCTTCCCTTTCACCATCCTCGGCCGCACGTCAACGAGACGCCGCCGTTGCTTTCCACACCCGCTCCGGTCGTCCACTCGCTGACGGCCTAGTGCTCCCCGTCGTCTCCACTCTCCCGGCGCGTGCAAGCCCGTGCATCCTTCGGGCCACCTGTTGCTCAGTAAGCCCGCAGCGCGCGGCGATCTCGTCCTTGGTGCCTGGCCCAGCGGCGAGGGCCTCGAGGATTCGCCGTTCGTGGTCGCCGAGGAACTCTCGTGCCGCGTCGCCCGCGATCTGCGACGTGACCGGATCGGTGCGGCGAAAGAGCGGGAGGTCGCACTGCCGGTCGAGGTAGACGCCCATCACTTGGCCTCCTGCCGGCGGATCTTCTTCATCGCCGTGCTTAGCCCTGCCGGCGTGCATCCCATCCGCATGGCGATGTATTTGGCTTGCACGCCCTGGGCGAGCAGCTGCTTGACGCGCTCGATGTCGATTCGTGGGCGGCCGGGCATCACGCATCCTTTCGTGTTTCGGCCCCGTGACGTGGGGCACCCGGTCGAGTCACCTGGTGGAGTCCGGGCCTCGGCTGCACTGATACGACGCCTCTTGAGTGCGATGGCGGCAGATGCGGCTGATGAGGCCGCTGCGGCAACTGCGTGCCGGCGAAGGTCAATCTCCGGTTCGTCGTGGTCGGTACGGTTGCTGCGTCTTTGGGTTGGCGACCTCGGGCGGCAACAGCGCCTCCAGGCTCTTGCACCGCTGCTCTAGGTATTCGTGTCGCATCCGCAGTTCGGCGAACTCCCGAAGCCGACGCTCGACTTCTGTGGCGAAGTAGTTGTCCACGCCCCACCGCTCCTTGAGCCGATACACGAGGTTGAAGTCGGGCAAATTCGTGAGGTCGCGCCAGCCGGTGTTGGTGCTCACCTCGCCACCTCGTGCTGCTGAATCAGTGCGCGCAGCCTACAAATGTCCTCGTCGTTGTCCGCATTGCTCGCCGGGTCCGAACGCTCGCTGGCGTTCGACTCGGCGATAGCAAGCTCGCGCCGCAGCACGTTGAGGCCGTGCTCGCGGTCGCGCAGCTGCCGCAAGTACGGAAGTGCTTGATCGACCAAGGCGCGAAACACGCCACCACGCTCATGCCAGTCGTCGCGGGCAAGTTCAAGGTCTGCAATAGTCAGGATCGCATCGAGATGTCGTGCCGCACTCATGTCGTCACCTCGTGCTGGGCGGCCTCGTGGGCGAACTCCTGTCCACGGTCCTCGGGCACGGACGACAGGATGTCGAGTTTGCCGTTGATGAGCAGGAACAACTCGTCGGCCTGCGCCGGCGTGTAGAAGCCGCTCTTGAGCCGCTGCTCGACGATTCCCTGCATCCGCTCGAGCTGCCCGGCCGTCGCCGTCTGGACGTGGTGCCTGGCCTTCTGCATGTCCTCGGCTGTCGCGGTGGTCGCCTGGGCCGCCGTCTGGATCTCGGGCCGGTGCGTGGTGGGCGCGTCGAACTTGGGCCGCACGACGATGGGCTCCGATGCCGGCGTGTCTGCTATTTCGTCCGGGTCATAGATCCCGACGGCACCCTCCCAGCCCACGCTCTTGAGCCCGGCCGTGATCGCACGACTGCGGAGCATCGCCTTCGGGTGCTTGGCGTAGTTGTCGTTTGAAGCCAGGCCGGCACGCTTCGCGTCCTCGATCGTGAACGTCTCGGTGTGCTCGTCACCGTTCGGGTGCTTGAGCACCAGCACGGCCTTCGTCTCGGTCAGTTCCTTGAACACCGCCCTCCCGCCGGCGCTCTTGAACCGTGCCAGCTGCGAGTCGGCCCGCTCGGTAACGGTGCCCTTGATGACCTGGAGCTTGCGGCAGGCAGCCATCGTGCCCATGCCCATCTCGCGGCCCATCAGCACAATCGCAGCAAACGAAACGCCGTCCTTGATGTGCGACGGGAGGAAGCCCGTTCGACGCAGCTGATCGCCCATCGTCACCAGTGAGCCAAAGTCGGCTGCGTCGTTGCTTCGCTCGGCGAGGGCCGTCCCCCTCGCGGGCTGCGTGTGTGTGGAAATCTCCGTCGTCATCTGTCCGCGTCCTTTCGTAGTGGAAAAACGACGATTCGTGTCGTTTCTTCGATATGAAAAGCCCGCCTTGCGTCGTGCTAAGCGGGTTGTTCGTGCGTCCTTGCTGCTGCGGTTCCACCGCATCCTTCCGTTAAGCGATTCCACCGCTCATCGGTCCTGTGTGTTTCTGTTCACCTCATCCCCGCCGATGGGCGAGGAACTTAATGGGGGGGGGGGGG